CATGGGTTTCCCTCCGGTCTTATTTTTCACCATTGTCTCAACGATATTGTCAACCGCTCCGCCCTCAATTACTACCCACAGACTATGGGCGGGGATTCCCCTCGAATCAGTAACATCTGTATCATTCTCATACACGACCACATCTGTCACATTCAATAAATCGGCTAGCGCAGTAAACAGCCTGCCTGTACTAGATGATCGCGGTGTTTCTAGCGATCTGTTACGCCTGATGCGCAGTTCTTCGTCTGTTTCTTCGTCGCGCCCAACGGTTGCGGCGTCAGGGTTAGTGACAGATTCCACCCCAATAACAAAGGTCGCCTGTTCTGTTATGGTTCCAGCATCGGCTTCAACCGCGCCGAACTCCTCGGCAAACAGCGTAACGGTATTCTCGCCAGATACCAGGTCGATCTCTGACAATGTAATCCATGCTTGCCCCAGGTCATCCTCAACGGCATAATCCTTCGGGAGCGTGAGCGCTCTATCTGTCGTAATAGTCACATCAACTTGAGATCGTGCGGCGGGGCGGCGCGTAATGCCGGAGAGTTTAATCAAGGAGTTAAGGCGCTGCCCAAGGGAAAAATCCGGATCAATCTGTTGATACAGGAGTAGCCCGAACGACTGGAGATCAAGTCGCGCCTGTGCTTCGATACCGATACGCTGCCCGTCGGGGCTGTCCGGGTCGAGGTTGATATCCTCGCCGTATATGTCCCGATAACCTGCGGCTAACTCGTCGTATATCTCTTGATATGTCTGGACTTCTACGCCGTCGGGCGTAAATTGTGGTTTCATACGGGCAACTCCAGATTATTTAATGCTGTGTTGTTATTGTACACATTTACATACTCGATGTCAATCAGTATGCCCCTGTCGCCATCGCGCCGGATAATCTCAAGGCGCGTTACCTCCCGCACACCTTCAGTTTGCAGCACTGTGCGCTCTATAGCGCGCAGTATACGCCGCTCTGTGCCGCGCTGGCCTAGTAAAGCGAACCACGGTATGCCGTGTTCGATATTGATAAACCAATCGTCGGTAAATGAGCGCAGGCGCGTAACAACATTCTGTGCGATGGCTTTTTCGTTGCGAGTGTAATTCGCCCGGCCTTTTCCAAACGTCCAGTCTCCGTCTTTTGTAATGCGTGATACTTTCATCAGTTAGGCTCTCCCGTTGTGCCGCCGCTGTCGCCGGGGTGTGTATGGGTTTTAAGGCTTACCCCGTCTGCAATCACATCACCGCCGGATACCTCAAGGGTTACGCCATTGACCACAACGGTGTCACCTTCTGAGGCGTTTATAGTCAGGCTACCGTTTATTGTGACATTGCCGTTTACTATCTGGTTGCCTGTCTGCTCCCGGTCTCCAGTGTGCGTGTAATTCCCTTTTTGCTCATAATTACCTTCCGCATATGTATCACCAATGTGCGTAATAACCTGCGGAATGGTAAGCGCCCCTGCACGTGGATTAAGCCCCACAATGGCAATCCCATCGCTGTAATCGTGCATGCGAAACTCTGCAGGGGATCGTTCGTCCTGCCCCTCATACCACCGATCAAAGCACCGCTCTGTAAGGATAAGCAGGCAATAATCGCCAATATTAATAGGATGAGCTGAGTAGCTGCCGCCGCCTTGCAAAAACACCGGAGGAACCTTCTTTAGCACCGGCAGCGGGATAGACTCACCCTCCACAACTCGATTGATAACCGGCTGCACATCTATTGTAGTTTCATCTACTGCAACCACTCGCGCAATCGTGGAGGTGTGAAGGTTCGCAAGTGCGAAGTGTATCGCCTGGTCTATAGTCTCAACAAGCTGGCGTCTTTTCTGTGTCATAGTATCACCGCCCCCGCCGCTAGTCTTCCGGTGCAAGTCTGGCTCCATTCGTCTCCGTAGTTGTCGCCCTGATAACTTATTGTGTCGATTTTATACACACCATTTAAGTGCGGAGCCGTGGCAGATATGAGATTAACGCGCCGCCCTATCTTAACCGCAGGATTCATGAGCGTCTGGAATGTCACCTCTTGATTCTCCCTCGTGGGCGTGGAGATAAGGCCGGTTTCCGCGCTTACTGTGGGGATGTAATTACCCACCACCTCATTGTCTGCCACAATATATAATTGCTCGTCGTCGATATACCATGACTCATTCGGCCCGATCATGTCCTCAATGAGTTTGAGTGAGTTGCCAATCAACACTTTCGGGCGTGTAAGCACTGGGCGCGGGCGTATCTTGCCCTCTGTTGTATTCGCCATGTCAGCCAGTGCCGCATTTATTGCCTGCTGTGCGCCCTCTACAACTCTGGAGGTGTAGCTGTTGCGCTGGTCAAAGCCGCCATCTAGCCCTTCCAAAGTGGTGATAATATCGGCACCCTCGCGGGCGTTACTGCCTTTGTGGACTGTGCCCTTAAATACCAAGTCAAGACTGCCCTTGTATCCCACGGCAAGGGTAAGGGGGATGTGTTTCACTTCCTCTGCGTCCTTAACCATAGCAAGCCGGTATCTTTCGGGGAGATTGTAAAGCTGGATCTGTACTTTATTGAGCTGCCCGCGTATGGATTTATCCCCTTGAAACGATATGCGCCGGGGCGGGCGCACTATTACATCACCCCCCTGGGCGCGTACAACTAATTCAAATTCGCGGTTAAAGCGTTTCATGCTGGCACCTCATTTCCCCGGATGCTCGCCATCTCGTCACGGGTAAGCATGAGCAGAGTACAGCGTCTGCTCTGGAAATCGTCACGCTTGAACGGGTCTATCCCTTCGCCGGAGTTGTCGGATACTACGAAATCAAAAGGCATGCTGTGGCTTATCATGTGCAACCCACCGACGGACAGCTTAAGCCCGAACACTTGCCAGTTTTTGTACTCCAGATCCATGCACCATATCTCTGTACGCGGATAGAATCGCAGGCGTAAAACAATCTGCTCCTCGTCAAATATTATTGTGTGGCGCTGTATCGGCTCATCTGTGATATTCTGGATTCGCTTCATTCAAAAAATCCCCTGATAAACTGCACACCCTGACTGCCCAACGACTCCGGCACATCCTCGCCCTCTTGTGCGCCCTTGTCCGCTTCGCCAGCCTGTGCGCCGTTATTTCCTGCGGCGGGGTTCGGAGCGGCTGAAGCTTCGACAAAGAGCGTCTGCACAAATCTGAATTGCTGCGCCTCAATTGTAAACGTCAAGCTGTCGGTCTGATTATTGCGCTCATAATCGAGGGAGGTAATCGCCATATCCCTGTAAGTGCGAAAAGGCATGTCAATACTTGTGAGGGCGTCGCTGTTCATCCATCCTTCCATTTTGTCAATGAAATTCTCAATGTTTGTTTTACCCTCGTCGCTTGTAAAGCCAAGAAACCGCGCCGCCTGCTGCCCGCTTTGAATGGCAGTATCCACCCGGTCAATTACGCCGGTGAGGTCTGCGACAAGTCCGGATATCCTGCTGAGTTGTGCCTGTGTTCTTCCGGGGGCGTATTGTGTTATGTTGCCTAATTCGCTCTGGAGTGTTTGCTGTGCAGCCACCGCAGGGGATGGGGCGCGATATACATTCGACACACTCCCCTCGATCTGAAGCGTGAGCGGATTGCGGATGATGTGGTCGTTTACGTGGCTGCCATCCTCAAGGTATGTCGTGGGTACTTCGCGGGTACGGGATACCTTCTCGCGCACACGGGCGATTGTCTTAATCCCGCCAATCTCTACCGGCTCTTCGGCATCATCTTTAAACTGCCCATCTATAAAGTCGCGTATCACCGCCATTTACATACCCCCTCGGTTAGTCTGGGTCTGTGTGTCCTCAAGCTGGCGCTGTAGAGAATCAGCCGCCACACGGCCCGCTCTCTCCGGGTCGTTTGTGCGGATGTTCTGTTGCACGTTCACCTCTGTGCGGTTGCTTGTCTGGTTGCTCACCTGATTACCACCACCGGGGCGCATAGAGGGATCAGGCAAGGCAACATCAATGCGGATAAAGTCAACAAGCCAGTCAGGTATAAGGCCGCTTATTTTATCTCTGAGCCAATCAAACACGCCGCCAAACATGTCCTTGAACGCTTCTGCAAGACTATCAATCCATATGAAGTACGCCTCGTTCAGATCGTCCAGCCCCTGCATAAAGTTTCCCTTGAGAATGCTCCCAATGCCGGAGAATATGCCGCCGAGCGCCGCAAGCCATCCATTGGCAAGACCTTTCAGCGTTTCAAATAACTGCATAAAACCGTCAACGATTCCAACAAGTACCGGCTGAATATCGAAGTTGAAAAACTCAAGGAAGAAGTCGCGTATAACAGATTTGCCGCCTCGGAAGGCCACAATGAGGTCGTCCAGCACAAGGAGAATCCCTGCTATACCTGCCGCAATGAGCACGGCTGGAGAAAACAGAACACCGAGCGCCCCTGAGAATCCTAGTGTGGCAACTTTTGCCGTAACGAACGATGCAATTAGCACGGCCATAAATGGGGCCAGGCGCTTGAACGCATCCATCAGGTTCATCAGCCCTTTGGATGAGGCCTGTATCCCGTCAATTACCCAATCTTTATTCTCTTTTATCAGGGTGGTAAAGCGCTTTGTGAGTTCTTCCATCTGCGGAGCAAGCCCCACCGCTGCAAGCCTACGCACCGAATCCATTACAGTATTCATGCGAGTCATAGAATCGTTGTACTCCATGGCCTGCTCGGTCTGCTCTTTTGTGAGTATGCCTAGCTCGCGGGCTTCCGCGCGTAGGTTCCGAATCTCGGAAGACGATCGGTTGAGAAGGGTGAGCAGGGAAGGGTCAATGCCTAGCGCCTCGGCAAAAGACTGTTGCTCTGACATGGATAGATTTAACTGTCGGAATCTCTGCCCCACTTCGAGTAAAAGGGTGTTGGCATTTTTTATATTGCCGTTAGCGTCACGCACGGATATACCCAGGCGGGAAAAGTCCTCGCTGCCTTTCTGCGCCGCCTCGCCTATCTTTTCAGACAAGCCCTCCAACGTGGAGTTCATAGCCCCTATACTGGAGTTGCTCACGCTTGCCACATAGCCTAATTCTTGGATGGTTTCAACCGCGATACCGGTTTGAGAGGACAGGTTGATAAGCGGCTGCTCTGCGGCAAGCACGCCACTCGTCCACTTTGCAAAGGCGGCTGTCGCAGCGGCGGTAGTAGTGGCAAATCCCGCGAGCAGTCCAATGCCTTTTCCGAGCGTGGCGTTATACTTCGACAGCGGCGCGGAAGAGCCTTGAAAACTAAACTTTGTGACCAGTTCCGTGACGGTTGCCATCCTATTTCCTTTCCTGCTCCGCTTTCCATCTCAAATGCCGCCCGATGGCGTTCTCTATCGATTCATATTCCAGCGCGTCCAGAAAGTCTGGTGTATCCCATTCGCGTATTTGTGCCGGGGTGCCGTACCCCTGTTTGGAGAGATACAGCACCGCCATTGTGTCATCGTCTAAGTTGGTGTGCTGGATATAATCATCATTCGCCGATGGAGCATATACCTTTAGCTTCCATCGCTTTCTGGCAAAAAAGGGTAGCTGATTGCCCCCAGCATTGTCTGTACAAATATCAAGTAATCATTCGGATAATTATCCCAGTGGTTATTGATACGGGAAAGCAAACTGCCATTAAATGTGACGACGTCCTCAATCACTTTCTCCACGCTCTGCCATTCCTCAGACTCCAGCCACCAAAAATCCCCGCGTTGAAGATCGTTTTGGATGCGTGAGAAAAACGCGAATACTTTACGGCGTTTGGCATGGTTTATGTTTGTAATGTTGTAATCCCGCCCGTTTATTGTTGCACACTTGTCCTCATGGACTGCGCGCATCATGTCTTTTGCTTGCTGGAATTGTTCTTGTTCGGTTTGTTCGGTCATATCATTCACCCTTGCAACGATCCCGGAGAAGAAAAGCGGAAGGCTGGCCGGGTATCCAGCTTTTCGAGTGCGCGACTCTATCCGCTATTCAGTATATCACACCTTACAGGTCACGGCTAACATTTCGGAAGCGAATCACATATTGAGATTCCGCGTTCCCGTCTGTGCTGTTTTTCGTTGCCGTGGGCTGGGTGGTAATGCTGCCGTTTTCAAGTACCCACGATTCTACACCGTCCGTGCCGTCGCGCGTGTAATCCTCTTTCGCGCTGCCGTTGATGAGTTCCGGCGGGCTTTGGCGGTTCCAACTGTTCAGGAGTACGTCAGACTCTGAAAACCGCTGCACGTTAATGGTCACATCATAAACGCCTTTGTCGCTGCGCTCGTTGATGTTCACCCCACCGCCTATCGCGTTTACGTGCGATGTAGACGGGTTAACCGGAGCAAGCACGATGGTATCGCCTTCTACCAGGTCGGTAATAGCCGTGCCGTTTAGAATCAGCGTGGTACTATCTGCTGCAAGTGTAATTATTCCTGCCATGTGTCACCTCTATTTATTGATGTTGACGATTATATCAACGCTATGCACTGCGCCCGCCAGCTTAACAGCCCCCTGCAACACCGGAGATTTGCGCGCCTCGCGGTCACTCTGCGGCTGGTCTGCCAACTTGCCCGCGATCCAGTAAAAACCATTCTCTTCAATGTTACGCTCGAAGGTTTCACGATCTCCGAAATAGTCTGGACTTGTCCATGTACCGGGGGCGAATACGCCAGCCCTGCGGAAGTTGCGAGTGGTTTTTTCTGCCTGGTCGAGCAACTGATTAACACCCCGGCGCGTCTGGGGGATCTTGGTGCCGGTCAGCTTAAGCAGGTTGTACATATCTGTCTGGAGCGCATCAGCATAAGCAATGAAGTTATAACGGTTGTCTACAAAGTCATTCGCGCCGCTGGTCAGGATGCATGGTGTGCGCTTGATGGTGGTATAAATATCAAGCCCGACATTCTTCGCCGCGGTAATCTCGGTTTGTGTGTAAGCCTCTGCTGCAATTGAAAGCTCTTTTAAGTGCATGGTAAGCGCGGTGTTCTCCCCGTTAAAATTAACGGTATGAGTGCGGGCCATGTAGGAGGCTGCCATCTTGCGATTGCCTGCCTTGCTGTACAACATGCGGTAATTTGTCAGGCCAGACAGCTTGATATCCCACACGATATTCGCCGGGTCAATGTTGAGCTGATCCGCCTGATCGAACACATCATATTGAAGGACGTTGTTAGCTTGCCCCCACTCTGCGAGGTCTTTCGCTTCCTCGTCGGTAGGTGCGTCAATGAACATCAGGCCACGGAATTTAACAAGACCCGCGAGTTCGTTCACCGCTTCTAACTTGGTTTCTGCGGTCAGTGTTTCAGCCGCTGCACCCTGTATAGTAGTTGCACCTGTGCCGGATGCCAACGCCAGAATTTCACCCACATATGTTCCCGTTCCCGGGTCGGTTGTAAATGTAATCTCACTGGTAGCGCCCGTAGTGCTGGACGTAATAACCACGCGCGAATCCTCAAAGGTCGCAACGCCACCGGTCAGTGCCGCATCGATAACGGCAACGGCTTCATCCATGGTGGTGATACTCTGGAAGTCCAGCGCGGTAATATTTTCTGTTGCGCCGTCAATGTCAATATCAAAAGTGCCGTCGCTGATCTCCTGAAGCTGCCCGACTGCGGTTGCCTCCGAAATCTGCGCACCTTCAAGCACTGCGGCGGTGGCTGCAACTTCCTCGTCAGTGCCGCGCCAGTATCCCGCCACAAGTAGCCCGCCCACGTTCGTGGGGTTCGGCTGTGTAGCAAAAAAGGCGTTTGCAAAGTCGGCCATCTTGGAAGCCGTGCCGAAATCCGCCGCTACTGATTGCGCGTCTGAATAGAGCGCATAGCGGTTATCGCTTGACAACGGGCCGGTCTGTTGGCTGGTCATGATAGTAACCACATTGGGGTTATCCCGTGCCGCCAGCTCTCCGCCTTCAACGAGTGAAACGTTTACAACGTTGTTTATGTTAGCCATAGATTATCTCCTGCTCTGGGTCTGCGATAAGGTTTATTTGTTCTGTATCTATTCTGCGCGTGTCAATATCAACGTGAGTGCTGTAATGGATATTAAGCGCCAGTTCTAGCCGCTCGCCGTACTGTTGCCCCGTCAATATCTTGACATCTGTTATATTGCTTGCTTGAAAAACTCCAATACCTAGCACCTCCTGGAGTTCAAGCGCCTGCTGTGATTGTATGCGGAGCGCGTATTTCGTCGCCCTGCTCCATGCATCATCCCCGTAAAAGGTTACAGTAACAGGCATGCGCCACTGCTGTTGGTATGTCATCACCTCGGTGTCGCCGTCGTAACTCTTGCCCGATGCTAGGCGCTGGGAAGCTCCGAGTGAATCAATGGCAATGTAGCCGATAGTAAAGTCTGTTATCGTGTCACCGTCGCGTCCTATCTTTATAAGCGATTCGTCATAGCTCAATAGGTCGCGTACAAAGATGGCGGTCAGGCGGAGGGGTTCGTTCATCAAGTCACCTCAAGCAATGGACGTTTTGTTTCTTCTGCTATCACTTCAGTGTATCCATACCCGCGCCATGGGCCACGCTCAATAACTTTATAATCGCGCCCGTCGTACTCTACATATTCGCCCTGCTCAATGCCTGCCTTGCTGTGCACCATTAAATATTCAAGTGTCCAGTCTATGGTGTCCGGGTTGAGCTTTTCTTTTTCGGCAACTTGTACAACGCAATCTTGAGTGCGCCCCGCTACCACTTCAGTCTCGACAAAATCAACAGAGGTGGTGGTAACGGTCTTGATTAGTGTGGGCCGCTCCCATTCGGTGAGTGCATCGGACATGTCAAGAATCATCACGCCCCCCGCACCACATAGGTAATTGAGTTCCGAAGTGTTCCGGTATCAATCAATATCTGACTGCTGCCTTTCAAGTCTTTGGTCGCCTGCGACAAGTCCGGCCAGTGGCCGTAGCCGCGTGTTGTAAATGCACCCTTGCTGATATTCACGGCAGTTACACCGATCAGCCCTAAAGCCTGTTTCACCGGCTTATCTTTGATAAACACATCGCGGAACTGGATAGCTATGGCTTTTTCTAACTCGTCAGACTTGGCAGCGAATGGCAAGCGCAAAAAAGAACGGCGCGGAACGCCCGCGCCAAACTCGTGAGACGCGCCAACGGATATAACCGTTTCGCCGTCGCCGTATATCTTCCCGCCAACCCTCTCAGACGGCAATCCCACAGCAACATGATCACGGCGGGCTGTCTCGATGGCTCTAGCCATAGCGCCGGTTTTCTTGAGCATCTGCTCTAATGTCAAGTTAGCCATTACACAAACACCCCGCCCTGACGCTTGCGCGTGAGAAGTAGATAACGTGAGCCGTAGCGTGTGGTCTTAAACCATGCCATGCGCTCACTCGTGGATGCGTAGCCCGCCGAATATGAGATGGACACATTACCCACGGATTTGCTCTGTGTTGATTTTACATTGCCCGTGCCTGCTTTGGTTTCGCTTACAAGCAGGTGTCCGAGCAAGTTCAGGATTATTTCCTTGTCGCAAAGGTCGGAGTAATCCCCGCCGTAGTAGCAGGGATATACTCCCTCAAGAATGGGTATGTACTGATCGACGACATCAACATCGAACTCAGGGAACCGCGCTTTGAAATCGTCGATCAGTGACATAATTTAAACCCTCTCCAGATAGCCTTTTTTAATTGCGTTCTCGATCCGGCGTGTAGCCTTCTCGTCTTTCTTATCCGCAGTGCTGGGGGCGTAAGTGCGCCCCGGCTGTACAACCTTGCCATATACCTTGAACGGCATGGAAGCGACGTTTTTCACCTCTTCCTTTTTGCGCCGTGTGGTTTTCTTCGGCTTCGGTTCTTCCTGCGGTTCCTCGAATCCAGGCATATCTTCCATTTTCACCTCTTCCTTTTTGCGCCGTGTGGTTTTCTTCGGCTTCGGTTCTTCCTGCGGTTCCTCGAATCCAGGCATATCTTCCATATTACAGCCCCGTCAGAATCTGTGCAGCGTCGTCCTCGATAACGTCCAATCCGGCCACACCGAAGTATGATTCAACGTAATACTTAAACCCCCGTTGATCCACACTGGATATATTCAGCGGAACCGGCAGACGGAACTGCATGGCCCGGCGGTTGGAGCTGAATGCCACGGTGATAGAGTCGCCGCCAACGTCCTGCGCCTTGGGGGTAAGCCCAAAAGTCACGCCAGGGAAGTTGGACTGGAGCGCCCGGAGTACGGACATTTCAGAACCGGCACTGTTGAGGATCTTGGTTGATGCGATGTTGTATACATCGTCAGGCATTACCACGCGATCAGCTTTGTATGTGTCCACATTCAGAACACCCGCCCACTGACTAGTAATAAGCTCTGCAATCTCGTCGTAAAGCTCTTGTCCGGTAAGGTTCTCAGCGGTGTTGGTCGCTGCGTTGGAGGTAAAGCCATAGTTGAGCAGGCCCAGGGTTTTCTGGGTGCCATCGGTGCGCACCTGCCCGGTAAAGCCCAGCTCGTCAATCTTGCGATTGTACAGCTCTGCGTGGCCTTCAAAAAACCGGCTTGGCAGGTTGATGTTCTCAAGTTCTGCCTGCTTCAGCTCAATTTCTGACCAATCGGACTCGCCCTCCATGGTAAACACTGGAATGCTGTCATCCTCACCGGAAAGGGTGATTTTGCCAGCGGTGTTGGTCTTGGTGCCAGACTCGCGGAATCCGCCCTCGGTGCGAAGCTTCAGCTTACGGATCGAGGTGGCATACCCGCCCTCGTTATTGATAGTAATACCCTGCTGAAGGAATGTAAGCCCTGCAAACTCTTGGGTAAAAATCTCAGTTGAGACATGCTCAAGATTGCGAGCAAGGATAATGCCGCCCTCGTCCTTGAAATGCTTTTTTGCATAAGCAGCGGCATTGTCGAATGATTGAACCCCGTAAAGGGATTGTACACGCTTGATATCAGGTTTCATGTTTTATACTCTCCCTTTTTTAGAGATACTGGTTAATGCGAACGAGCCACACGCCATCGGACTTCTCTTCCCAGAACACAACGCCCGGAACTTCGAGCAGGGTGTTAAGGTCGGAAGCCTTGCCGCGATCAGCATCGTTTGTATTGGATACATACACCTGCCCGTACTTGGCCGGGGTGGCGGTGTCGGTCACGGTAACGGTGGCAAAACCGAAGTTGATAACCTCGGCAACCTGATCCACTTCGGGGCCGTCTGCGCTGTACACGCCCGAAGTACCAACGGCGTTAACTTCGCCGGTTACTTTACGGCGTACAATACCCGCGATAGTCGGCGTGGCGGATGAATCCAGGTTATCAATGGAGCCGCTATCAAACTTACAAAAGCGACCTTCAATAAGTCCGTCCTCGAAAACCTCGAAGGCTGAAATGTTGTGCGGGCTGGCTGCAATTACCTCTCCAGCGGGCAGATCAGGATTGTCTTGGAGCACTGTGTTTGCAAAAGACATAATTATTCCTCCCCAATTTCGGCTTTGATCCGGGCAGCAAGACCGCCTTCGGGCTTGGTGTCTCCGAACTGTGTATAATCGGTATTTTGTTTACGCAGCATCTTAAATGCCACGGGCAACTCTGAATCCTCGAACTGATCGCTTGACTGGGTAGCCAAAGCATCACGCATTACCTGATTCGCGGTCTTGCCAGTGAAATCGTATTCAGCATCCAAGAAGTTCCGCGCTTTGTTTACCACTTGCGCATAACGCTTTACTTCAGCGTCGGCAAACTTCTGTTTTTCTTTTTCGAGTGCGTCCTTAAAGTCAGCGTCAGAGAATTTCTTCTCGTCTTCTTCTTCGCCTTCTTTCATGCCCTCATCTCCCATGCCTTCGTCTGTGGGGGCTTCCTCTTCCGGGAGTGCGCCCTGCTCTTTAGCATAGGACATGATCTCCTGCATAGCAGGCATCAGCTCTTGCAGCCGGTCAACGGGCACCTTGCGGATTGCTTCGGGCAGAGACGTTGCAATCTCCACGATCTGCTCAAGGTTTACCGAGCCTTCCGCGTCTTTGAACGCTTTGTGTAGTTTATCCATCTGTTCTGGCTCCTTTTGTGATAGATCTGGTTTTCTGTCTAAAAAGCTGCACAACTTCCCGCACCGCCCAGCGGGGACAACAGCTAGATGATGCGGCTTAATCTCTACTTGCTCAAAATCCCAGCGGTCATGCGGTATCAGGTCTGCACCATATCCGAGGGATAGCTGGCGTTTCTGTTCAAGGGTTGGGGATAATTGATCGCTAACGGACAATTTGTTGCGTACAGCAAGGCGGGAGTATGTGGATTCGTCTACCTGGTCGATAACCTGTGACATCTCAACGCGTCCGCCGCCATCCGGTGCAGGCTCATCTAGAGATACATGCTCATCTGTCAGCGGAATACCCTGCATAGCCCATGCAGCATTTGCGATGGTGGCCGGGGAGCGGTAGACGGTAAAAATCTTATCGGCAGGCTCTAGTCCGATCTCTGAACCCAAATATTCAAGCACACCATCACGCACAGACACAGCGGTACGCTCCGATGCGGAGAATGTCGCAATGTCGGCAAACTGTCTATGAATGGGGGCAGAATCCTGAAACTTGGCTTTACATATAGCCCATGCTTCAGACTCCGTTTTCCCGGACTCCATAACAGATTTTACACATTCGTCAATCTTTTGGGGCATTTATGCACCTCTGCGGTTGAATACTATTATCTATCGTACAGTAGCGTCAATTTTTTGTCAAGCATCAATCTCACGCTCCGCCCAAACGAAGTCGACCACGATTACCATAGCGTCTGCATTTACGTTTTTCAAACGCAAAACCGGGATTGAATTGGTAGAATATTGCGGAATGGCATCGGCAGATGTATAAACTGAAGAAGTCACATTTGTGCCGGTTCCCGCCGGGTAGAGGATATTCTCGCGTCTAAACTCGCTCCCCGTGGTTAGTCCGTCAACCTCGATAATAGATGCCTGCGATTCTTGATAGAGGTCAGAATCTACGTTCCAGCCTTTTATTGTGTCTGCAACCAGATATCCAGCATCCGGGCGCGTCCGCAACTCCCATTCTAGATTCCCTCCTACAACGGTATGGGAACAACTATGGAAGTAAACGCGAATCCCCGCAGGTATCTCAAGTACAAAGTCGCGGGTTTCTCCGGCTGGGATCTCTGAGCGCCATGATGCAATATAGGCATATCCCAGCAATGACTGGCTCGATATTTCCTCGCGTTGTTTTAAGGCTAAATAATCAGCCTCATTAAAAGAGTTCCCGTCTTCCTGAATAATACGGCCGGTGCGGGACAATAGATTTGTGAGGTACTTCGTGAAGCGGTTAGCCATTATTTATTCCTCCATTTCGGGGACAATCATTCTGTAATCGCAACGGCAAGAATAATCCACCCCAGGCAGCAGGGTCTTACCATCGCACGAGCTATACAACCCCTCGGATAGGTCAAACTCTTTGCCGTCTCGCGCCTGGTGGCATGCTCTCACGCGTTCATCTTTGGACGTTACCCACACAGCCCTTTCAATCCCCAGATTCTGCGCCCGCGCCTTACTCGTTAAACTGTTAAACGTGCTTATCTGAGTACGAGCTACCATCTTCGCATGGCCTTTGCGCTTCTCCACCATATCATCAAACTGAGACAATATCTCCGGCAGACCTTTGCCCTCTGCCATATCGCGCAGGGTTTGACTTGTCCACATCTGGAGGGTATCGTCGCGCATCTTGCGTATCCACTGGTATGTCTCCAGCTTATATGCGTTTATCTGGTACGTCAGCCCTTCGGTGGCTTCAAGCTCCTGGCGGCTGATCCCCACGGCTTTTTCGGCGCGGCGATAAAACTCTTTCTGGTTGCGACGGTCTACTTTGCTCGTGAATTTCTTTGCAAGATCCTCAAGGCGTTCATCGTCAAACTGTTTGAGCAGCTTACGCTTCACTCGGTCTGCAATGCGGAGAAACACGCGGGCGAAGTTGCCTATCTGACTGGCGTCCTTGATGGATACCGCGTCCGCAAATTTCTTGACCGTGCTCTGATTCAACTCATCAAACACCTGATTGCGCCAGCGCTTCGCCATCTGATCAACCATATATTCAATGGCGTTGCCAAACTCGCGGATCTCTGCGCGCGGAGGTTCTGGTGCTTTGAGTTGTGCGCCGTTGGGCGCTTTAACCTCGCGTTTCATCTTCACCACTTAACAACGATTCAAGCGTAACTTCCGCCGCTTCCGGTTCTGGTAGCGGCTCCGGCTGGTCAGGTTTGCCGAACATCTGCGCGAAAGCGTCCTGCTCTGTCACGCCGTGATCCTCTAAGTATTTCGTGTAATCCTCGCCCATCTGCCACAGAAGTGCGGCGTTCTTGATAACCGTCTCCTCGTACCTGATTCTGTCGGTCGGCTGTTCTCCCTGGTTCTCTTTGAACGATACGCTCCCGCGCCCGTGCATGTGCATAAGTATGTTGATAGGATTGAGCAGGTAATCAGATTGCAGGGTAGTAATAGTTTCCATTAACACCTGCCGCTCACCTTCGCCTGTGGAGTTGAGGCCCTTGGCCGCTTCCCCCACAAGCCACGATAGCGGAAGCCCTGTCACCATGGCAAGGCGGCGCAAGGTTATCATGTCGGACTCGGCCAGGTTGGAAAGTATTTGATTGTGGACTTCTATCTCGTCTTCTTGGTCTACGATGCCAGATCCATACACTGAGCGCAGGTTTTCAAGGTTGGTGAAGTATGTAATGAGGGAGGATTCTTGCTTATCGGCCAGCAGTTCCTTAAAGCCTTTTATCTTATAGAAGATTGTTGCGGACTTTTCAAGAATGGCCGGAACCGCCCGCTGTACAACCTGATCGCTTATCAACTCATTGCGGATCAGCTCAAACTCAGAGATACCCCCGAAGAAGTATTCTGGGGCGTCGAACTCTACCGGCTCCACATATTTCATGTCTACAGCGCGGCTCGGGTGAATGGTAAAGCCCCTCACGCTGTAGGCTTTTGGGTCGAAATATGTCGGGCTGTCAAGGTTATAATCAACGGACTGCACATATACCATGTCGCCGCTGAACACATGATAGCGCACCCGGCTCCAGTCGCTGATATTGCCTAGCGGCTGTGATAAGTCGGCTCCAGGCTCATGGATAACGATAAGCCCACGGCCGAAGGCAAGCATGTATTTAGATGCGTCCTTGACAAGCTGTTGCAAGCGTGCTTCATAAAACTCACGGTCTGACTCGCTCCCGAACTGTAGCGTATCTTTCAGGGCAATGCCTGTCTTGAGCCGGATAATCTTGCTCCCCATCCCTGAACGATAAATCGCGCGTAACTCGTCCCAGTCTACGCGCGTGCTTGTCATTCGGTTGCTTGCCTGAGCGTTGCGCCGATTAGCAAGTTTATTTGTGAGGCTGACAATTCCGTCGGCGAACTTTTGAGCTATGTGCATAATGATGGCCTATAGTAAGCGTGAGTAGTCGAAGGTTGTATCACTCGTAAGCATGTCGTCTATCGCATCCATGAGCGGGTCAAGCGTATCGTCATGCGCGGCATTAGGAAAACCTGTAGCCTCTGATAATATGTCCGACACATAAGGCGCTGATTCCGGCAACATCACATTGCCAGCCTGTATCTGCGGGGCCGCGTCCATTGCGCGCGTTACCTTGTCAATGCTGCGCTGTATGCCCTCTACCGGCACGCCCTGCTGTTGCAACTGCTGTATTAACCCGGTTCCGCTTGATTTGTCCTCTGGTTTCAGCTTGCGCAGTGTGCCGTGCGTCTTGCGGTTTAAGGCCTTGTGCTTATCCCAGAACGCGCGGGCTGCCCGGAGTAATTGCGGCGATTCCCACTTCCCGCGTATCATATCGAGCAGGTATATTTTCCCGTCGCTGCCTTTACCCCAGCATTGAAACACAGAATAATCGTTCTGCTCTTTTGTTTTTTGCGCGGTATCGGCGTATATCATGCGATACTTAATGCGCGGGGTCACGCTATAAAACTGCCACCATTCATCCCGGAAGATACCGCCTCCAATCGGTGCAGGGCTTTGCATGTACTGCCCGGCGAAGCGGTAGCGGTTCGCCTTTTCCATGCGGCGCAAATCATCGAGCGGGAACTGTTTTTTCCAGAACGACACACCCCCTTCCGTTATCGCTGGGATGTTCAAGTGTTCCCATTCTTCACCGTTACCACCATCTAACAGAAAACCGGCAAGGTCGCGCTTGTGCAAGCGCTGCATGATAATAATGATGGGCGTGTCAGGGCTGTTCTTCCTGCTCTCCATCGTTGTGCTGAACCAATCCAGCACATTCTCGCGCATGGTTTCGGAGTTACCTTCACCCGCTTTGTGCGGATCATCAATGACTATCGCGCCCTTGAACCGTTCACCCATGCCACCAGCGCCGTAACCGGTGATTGTTCCTTCTGCGCCTGTGGCATAAACAACTCCGCCTTGTTGAGTTCTGAACTCATCCTTTGCGTTGCTATCACCCCGAAACTTTGGCGCTCCAAATATCTCCGCATATTTATCGTGCTGGATCAATGCACGAGCATGGTAAGTGTTGTTCGTCGCAAGGCGCTTTGAATAACTCGCATGGATAAACTCTGATTCCGGGAAGTTGCCCATGCACCATGCAATAAAGTTGATAACCGCCAGCTCGGTCTTACCCGAACGTGGCGGTATCGTGATAATGAGGCGCTTTGTCTTGCCGATAACCACACGCTCAAGCGAGGTGCAGATCTTTTCCTGATGCCAGTTTTCAGAGAACGCTATGCCTTTACGTGCCTTGAACATCACTTTTGTGAAAGTGAATAAATCTGTCCTGCAATCGGCTATCTCTTGCGCGGTCATTCGTCTTTATATTTAGCGGCGATTGCTTTTAATACTTCATCCTGGGTTGCGCCGGGTGACATGGAGCCATCAGACGAAGTATTGTCTACTGCGCTCTTTTCGGTATAGCCGTGATTATTCGACAATACCAGTTTTGCAATCGTGGAGTTAAGCTGATTCGCAAGTGAGCCGTTGAGCGTCATGTGCTCCTGCATCACCTCTACCGCCCTCAAAGCGTCCGAAAAACGCGGGTGTTCCTTCTCCCATTCGTAGCTCGTAGACTTCGCAATACCGAGGTAACAGCAAAGTCCAGCGCGTGACGGGATGACATGCCCTAATTCCTCAAGCCGCGTCACATAATCAAGCGCATCCTGCTCGATCTTTTTATTATATTTTGTCGGGCGTCCGGGGAGGCCCTTTTTTTTCGTAGCCATAATACTCAACTCCTCTCCCGACATACTACCACGGGGGCGG